CTATTAAAAACAGAGTACATAACCAAGGTATGACTTTAGACGAGGCCATTAGCAAGCCAATACGTTTGCATATTCCATTTGTTTATGAAGATGTGAAGAAGTTGGCCGATGAAGGTTTTCCGCTATGGTCAATCGCTTTGCAGTTAAAGAAGTCACCATCAAACGTGTGTGCTTACCTTAAAAAACACAAAATAGAGTATAAGCGGGGGTAAAATGAAAATACAAGAACACTACGCATCACTCGGGGCAAATTACCACACATTACGCAGCATTAAAGCACGTCAAATGTTTGACACGTTAGAAGGCGCGTATGAGTTCTGGAAAGCTCAACAGGATAAAAAAGATAAACTAAAACAGCTTGCCGATACTCTTGGCATTTCAGTGGATTCCGTAAAACAGAGAGGTTATCGTCGCGGTTATTATAAAGTTGACGATACTTTCCTAGAAACAAAATGGAATATATTTGAGTTTGAAGGTGAGTCATTGGCGTTATCGCAGCAGGCAAAAAAGCATAATGTCAACGCATGTACAGTTAAACGCCATTATACAAAACATGGTGATTGGGTAGCGGCAATGAATCACGCGCGTTCTGTGCGTGTTATCATCGCTTTAAATAGCGTAGCGGCTCAATGTGAAAGTCTTGGACTAAACTATAAGCGCGTGGAGTCGTGCGCGTTTCGTAAAAAGATAAGCAAGCAGGCGGCGATTGATTTTTGTCTCAAACTGGATGGGCGGTTATGATTATCTACAAAGGGCGCGAGATGACAGTGCGCGAAGCCTGTGCGCTGATGGGCATAGACTGTGACGATTTCATGGCGTGGTGTCGCAAGTTTGCATTGCAGAATTACGGGTACGCACTTAATTACTATAAGCGTACTTTGAAACATGGTAAGAAATGAATTAGTATTGGTCATAGCCTGAAACGCCTCTCGATGCGAAGCGCACCATTTCAGGTGTAAAGCCACTTTGATTAGTGGCTTTTTTGTTTTAGAGCTTTAGTGCGTTAAGCGTTTTTCATAATCCAGGTATCAACGGCTTGTAATGCAGCTTCATAGCCTAGCGCAACACACACAAACGCTCCTAACTCTTGGCTAGTTTGTAAAAAATCTAATTGACCATCTTGCCAACGGCTTTTGGTGTGGTCTTTTCGTTTTAGCTCACACACAAAAGTCGGATAACCCACGATGATAATATCGGCCGCGCCTTTTTTAATTGCGCCTTTAGCTTTCTGTTTGATGTGGTGATGGTGTCCACTGCCAAGCACTAGCCCCTCATTGTCGGGGTGGATTGCGACAAGTGAGAGTTGTGGGTGCAATCGGTTTAATTCATTAAAAAACGTCATTAACTCCGCATCTTCTAGCGCACAGTCGCCTCTATATGATGTGTCGCCATACGTTTGAAGCCAGTTTGGTATTTTCATGTTGTTGCCTCATGTATTGGGTGGTAATTGTGTCCTATTACATCAAAATAACCTGTGGTTTTATTTTTTTGGTAGGTTACGGTATCAGGTCTATCAAAGCCAAAATCATTAGCTAAATGCACAAAATCATCAACATTTCTAACATCGCCGCCAAAAATAGAGTGGCACAGCTTAGTCCATTTCCTTTGTATCAGCTTGCTATCGCTATCAGCGATATAATACGCTCTAAATTGTGTGGTGGGCGTTGAGTAGTCACACACAAGCATCTCGTTGCCTTTTTTACTCATGCCCTTTTTAACGCTAAAAAATAGCACTTCTTCGGTAAAGACGGCGTAAGGGTCGGCTTTTACTTGTGCGGCTTCATGCTTTAGCGAGCTATTAGGGTCAACCAGTTCGGCCTTGCACTTTTCACAGTGCCGAGCGGCTATGTCATTTTCATGGTTGCACTTTTCGCACAGCTTAAAAGCCCATCGGTACTCGCATCTATCGAGCTTGCCTTTGTTTAGTATTGACTGTACAAAGCCATTGCATCGGCGGCCTAAATGCGCGGGCATATACACGGGCGCATCGTTAGCACCAACGCTCAATAAAATGCGGTTGCCAGTCAGGTCTAAAAAAAAGCCTTGCTTGTCTATGCCTAGCTTTTGCGGGTTGTCACGAGATGCAAAGTCATTGATAAAATTACAGCTAGGGCAGGTTGCTTCAATGGTGGAGCTTGTTTTGGCTTTGTAGGTTTTTATGGTCGGCTCAAAAATATCGTCTTGCAGTTTATGCCGTTCAATGTTGCCCGCGTAATCAAGCACTAAGCAATCGTTTTTACCATCACACAATCTAAGGCCGCGTCCGATAATCTGCTGAAAAAGCGAGGCTGATTCGGTGGCGCGTAATATCGCTACAACGTCAACATGAGGCGCATCAAAACCTGTTGTTAATGTGCCTACACTCACAATATATTTAAACCGTTGTTGTTTAAAATCGTTTATTAGCTTTTCACGTTCGGCTTTGGCCATGTTGACATCTCCGCCAATCATGCGGCTATTGTCAGGCGGTAGGCTGTCTAATATCTCTTGTGCGTGTTTAACGGTTGAGGCAAACAGCATAACGCCATTGCGCCCTTGTGAGTGCTGTACCACATCGGCAACAATCTGAGATGTTAAACGGCCTTGACCCTCAAAGGCTTGTTCTATTTGCCTTGCGTCAAAATTGCCCATCTTGTTAATGGTTAGATTGTCGGTGTCGTAATGTAGTGCTGTGGTGTCAGTGTGAGCAGGGGTCAAAAAACCCATGTCAATTAGGGTGCGGGTGTTTATCTTGTAGAGTAGGTTGTGGTAATACGCGTCTATTGTTTCGTCAGTGTCTAGCTTGCTAACCTTTTCGCCAGTGGCATCGTATTGATAGATGTAACCCGTACCCATGCGGTACGGCGTGGCAGTCATGCCAATAACCCGTAACATCGGATTTTTAGAGGCTATGTGAGCAATAATCTGTTTTATGGTCGGAGTGGTCATGTGGCACTCGTCAACAATGACACAGGCAAACGCATCACCAAAACGACTAATACTATTCAGTACGGTTTTAGGTGTGGCATAGACGACATTATGACGGGTGCATTTTGAATTAGCACTGGCACTAAAGATAGAAGCCTTTTCGCCAGTGGCTAGATATTTCTCAAAATTCTGAGAAGTCAATTCTTTTGATGGTTGTAAAACAAGAACTTTCTTGCCTGTTTTTTGGGTTATCCATAAAGCAATGGCTGCGGCGATGTGGCTTTTGCCTGCACCTGTTGATAATCCCAATAATGCAGGCTCTGTACTTTTACGCATCCATGCGATAGCACTATCTACAGCATCTTGTTGATAGGGGCGTAATTGCATAACATTACCCCAACTTCCAATACGTTGTTGGAGTGCCTTTGTACTTGCTTAGGTCGGCATCGGGTAACAATTCTTTGATAGCTTTTGCGTAACTGATTGCACCATCGCGTTTTATTTGCGTGAGTTTGCGCCCACAAATGACGGCGTTTTTATCGTTACAAAGCGCGGTAATTTGTGCCAATACTTCAGCTTTTTGTTGTGTGGCATTGTCGATTACTTCGCTAAGTGCATCATATTGCGTAATCAGTGCATGAGCCTTTGGCGTGTCAATTTCAGGTATTAACGGCTCTAAATGTTTTTTGTTTTTAAGTTCGTGCAAATACAACTCATAAAACGCAAACAGTTTAATAACGGCATCGTTAAACCAAACGCGATTAAATGGCACAATCTCAAGACTATCTCCATGCTGTGACCATTGGTAAAAGTACGTTTGTTTTAAGCCTGTGCAAGCCATTTCGAGCTGTAACTGTGCGTAATAATGCGGTTGTTGTTCAATGGTTTTGAATTGTGGTGTAAGGTCGTTACGCAATCCAAACGGGCATTTAATCTCTAAAATGCACTGTTCGCCCATGTTATTCTCAAAAATACCATCGGGGGACGCGCCTAACCAAGAATAATCAGGATGGACATAAAAACCCACTTCATGCACCGCATAGCCGTACTTGTTCACAAAATCTAACAAGGCCATAGGCTCATTTAATTGGCCATATTCGGTGGCGATGTTGCCTGTAAATTCGCTTTCTAGTCCGTGATGGTCACGCACCATGCGGCGTAGAGTAGCATCGGGTGATTGATGCGCGTTTAGTCCTAAGATTGCACCTGCTACGCTACCCGTAACGCGGCCTTTGCGCTGTGCAAACCATTCTTTACTACGTTGTTCTGTTGACATTGTCTTTACTCCATGCGCCCCCATTGGAGGCGCGGTTTGTGTGTTGTTGGTTAGCTATACATCAAAACGGGATATCTGAATCATCATCAATCACGGTATTTTGCGGTTGATAGCCGTTTGATTTTTGCTGATTGTGCGTGTTTTGTGGTGGTGTAGGGCGTGTTGGTGCTTGAGTTTGCGCCTGTGGTGCTTGTTGTTTGGCAGGGGCAACAGCACTAATCCAATTACCTGTTTTGCCGTCAATGTCCCAAATTTGTACCTTAATTGCCATTGCCTTACCAACAAGCGCGGTCATTAAATCCATATCTTCAGGTGCATCTTTAAGTTTAGCAAGTTTACCGCCCGCGTTCGCGTCAATAGCGGCAAGCATTTGCTTGGCTTTGTCGCCTTGCTTTGGACTAAACACTTTTAATTTGTGAAACAATACGCGGTTAGCATATTCGGCAGGGCGCATCACACGCCATTTTAAATTGATGTAATGCTCACCTTGATACTCCGACCATTTTGCCTCTTCAATCGCACCAATCAATGCGGTATTGTTTGGAATCGGCGTAATCTCACCGCCGCCACTTTCAAAGGTTGTGGAGGATTCAACTTGTGAGCCGTCTTGTTTTTGCCAAAATGACATGATGTAACTCCTATGCGCCTTTGTGTAGGCGCGTTTGTTTAATGCGCGGTTATGCGCGGGTTATTGTTGATAAAAAGGGATTAAGTGGATTAAAGGATTTTCACCTTTGTTTACTTCAATCTCATCGGGCAGGTTGTAACGGTTTTTTGCATCGATGTAACCAATCGTACCATCGCTAGATGTGATAAGGACACGTTCGCCCGTGTTGGTTACGCGCCCAAACTTTGTGGTTTGTCCCTTTTTGTTTTCTTCATTGCCCACCACAAAGTCGCGGGCTTTTAAGTAAGCAACAATATCACTTGAGCTTACATAAACAGAGCGTGAACGCTCGTGCATATCCAAGCTATAAGCAACATATTCACCACCATCGGGGCGGTTCTTCATTTTGATAATGCCAGTGTGTGCCAAAAACACGACACTGATACCGCGCTTGCGTAGATGTTCGCAAGCACTGCGTAATTTAGCGTGAATACCTGCAACCACTAAATAACCCTTGTTATAGCCTCCTGCCGCTTCGCCAATATTGCTTACGCCCTTGTCGTCAAACTCTACAACTTCGGCCTCAAACAAGGCATTAAGCGCGGTTACTGTGTCGATTACCACGGTTTTAAAATCGTGTTGTGCTGTCATCAATTCGCGTAATTGCTCTAAAATCACTTCGCTAGGCTTAACGCCTTTTTTAGCATTGGGCAATGGCAATTGTGGGAAAAAGGCAGGTTGTGCAAATTCTGGCATTGTCTCAAAAACGCTAGTTGCGTTTTCGGCTTGTATAAAGATAGGGTTAGTGAATAAACCTGCTAGGCTTGATTTGCCGCTACCTGCAAAGCCTACCAATGTGATAACGGGTGCTTGAGGTGTGGCTTTTTTGACTTGTTCTAAAAATGACATTTTGTGTTGCTCCGATTGGATTTTGTGGGTTATCAAGTGAGCCATTGGCCGCCTTGATGAGTAGTAATATAAGCCCTATTTTTGGCTTTGTATATAGTAAAATGCGTATAAGATGAAAAAAAATACAAGCAAGCTGCAAATACTTG